ATAACAAAACACAAACGCTATGACAAAAGACGAAATTTTAGAACTTATCCGCAATGAAGAAGCGGAGCTTTACTTTCAGCTCTTAGAACTGAGAGAGATGTATGGTGTAAATGATAGAAGCACTAAGCACGCAGGTGCGCAATGGAATGCAATAACAACAATACTTGACAAAATCGAAGAAAATGAAAAAGCTAATTAATGAATTTAGAATGTTAGACTCAGAAGAGCAAGCATTTTTTGGGTACGGAGCAATGGTATTACTTGGAGGTATGTTCTTGTTTTGGTTGACTACAACAGTAACACCACCTGTTGCAGACCATCAAACAACTGACTACCAAACGTATCAGCAAGTAAAACACGAATTACCTCAGTCTTATAATAAATACGCAAATCGAATCTACAATGAAAAATACGGAAAATAAATACTGGTACGCAGAAAAGAACTCTGATGCCTACACACACATCTTAACAGTAGATGTTTACACACGATGGGATGACGAACACATCGCCACAATAGATTTAATGTATCACTATAACCCAATTAACGACAATGAAAGCTGGACAGTTGAAACCGCAGAATGGAGCAAAGAACTTACTATCTCAGAAGCAGAAGATGTTATCGCAGAACTTACTCACGGAGCATCCGACCACTTCCACGAGTTTGCCTACCAATGCTATCACTTTAACCCATACGAAGAGGACACTTGGTTTGTTTAGAGACTACCAATTAAACCGATACTGGGATAACTTTAACTTTGACCTTTATAAACGAATTTGTGAAATTAAAATAAACACGCTATGAGATTCAAACTAACATACCACATAGGACTCGCAGTAGTTCAAGAGTGGATATTTACAAGCAAGAGTTTAGCCTACTGGAAGAAAATGGATTTGATTGAATCAGGAAGATTTAATGACGGAAAATTTAAAGTAACACCGCTATGACACCAAAAGAAAAAGCAATAGAGCTGGTAGATATGTTTATGGAGCATACCGTTGAATGGGATAACGTAAAAGAAATTGCTTTCGATAGCGAATACCACGCTAAAAAATGTGCATTGATTTCAGTTGATGAAGTAATTGAGGCTTTACATGAGCATCATTGGCAAAATAGAAATGTTACAGAATATTGGAAAGAAGTAAAACAAGAAATAGAAAAGCTATGAACATAGAACAAGTAAAAGAATACATTGAGTCGGAAGGCTTAAACGGACGCAGCAGAGAGCAGTTCTACGTCTTTAGAAGGCATTACCTTTGTTATGCTTTGTACCGCACTCAGGAGCTAACTTTAAGCGAGATAGGAAAAGTATTCAACCGAGACCATTCCACCGTGTTACATTCGATACGCAAACACGAAGAGCTAAAGGACGATAGATTGTATAAGAAGATGACTGAAAGCTGCTCACAATTGATGTCAGAGCCTGTGACGTTTACAAGACAAAAACGGAACATCTTTGATGACATAGCCAAAGCTACTAACTACGAAAGATTACGCAGAATCAGACGCTGGAATAACGAGGGAAGATATGACCATCAAAAAAGTTTTCAACAAGCTGAACAAAATGCCAGTTAGTTAGTTATATTTGTAGATGAGTTGGCTGGACACCATAAACTCTAAGGTATTATTGACCCTTGTATTGATTCGCAAGTCCAGCCGCGATGAGATGCAGGGGTTTTTTTATTACTAAAAATTCATATTATGGATTATATTTATTTTAAATGCCAATTTAATGACAAAGACGAAATGATTGTTTCTAAGGGAGAACACATTTGCTTTGAAATTATAGAAGGTCAAGAATCAAAAACGGTTTGTATTGATAGTAAACAGGCTTACACTTTAATTAAAACCTTAGAGAATTTTAGTGATGAGCAGTTGGATTAAATTACACCGCAGTTTAAAAGACTGGGAGTGGTATGATGACCACAACGCAACGCGTTTACTTTTGCATTTGCTTATTTCGGTAAATTACAAAGACAAGGAATGGAAAGGACAAACAATAAAGGCAGGTACATACGTTACCAGTTGGGAAAATCTTGCCAAAGAAATAGGTCTTTCGGTCAAGCAAACAAGGGTTGCAATGGATAAGTTAGAAAGGTCTAAAGAAGTGGCACGCTATACGACAAACAAATGGCAGGCTGTAAGCCTTATAAAATGGGATAAATTGCAATGTGAAGAATTAGAAAAGGGCAAGCAAACGGACAAACAAAGGGCAACAACTAAAGAAAGTAAAGAAATAAAGAACTATACTATACCTGAATTTTCTGAGTTTTTAGCTTACGCTTTAGAGAAGAAACCAAAAGTCAGTCAGATAGATTTACGACTTAAATACGATAGTTGGAAAGAGAGTGATTGGAGTACAAATAGAAATGGTAAATTGCATCCTATTACAAATTGGAAGACAACGCTATTGAATACACTTCCTTATCTTAAAGAAATAAATTTTGCAACTGCTTCATATGGTTTAACTAATGATTGGGACGGATAGTTATGTACAAGAAATTAACTGATTTAAATGCTGAGATGTTTAGCATTAGATACGAAAAAGATACGAGAGGTAAATCCATTGGTTGGGATTGGGATATGCTTCCTCTTACAATTAAAGAAGGAACTACAACTTACATAGGAGCTGCACCTGCATCAGGAAAAACGGAGCTATGGTTTGAGATACTTATAAATCTTTCGTGTTTACACGGTTGGAATCACGTCATATTTTCACCTGAGACTGGAAACTCTGCTGAGATATTTTCGGAACTATGTTACAAGTTTATAGGCAAGCCATACGTTCAAGGTCAAAACTCAATGACTAATAGCGAGCAGGTAAGTGCTGAGATGTTTATCAACCAACATTTCATAGTTATAGACCCTATTGATGAGGATTTGACTATTACTAAATTCTATGAATTGGTAGACGAAATTGAACGAAAGGAACAAATAACTATCCACACTACAACTATTGACCCGTGGAATGAGCTTACTGAGGAGTTTATACCTTCTGACTTAGGACGTGAAGACAAGTATTTAAGTAGGATATTAGGACAAGCAAGAAAAAACGCACGAAAAACCAATAGACATAACTGCATTATCAATCACGTTAGAGACCAACCAATGATAACTGGCAAGTCAATAGCAGGAACTGAACTTAGATACTTTCCGATTCCTACGGCAAGAGACTTTGCAGGCGGTCAGGTATGGTTTAGAAAAGGTCTAAGCGTATTAATTCCGTGGAGACCTCCTTACGGATTGGCTAACGAAGATGGAAGCGGAGTAGAAAAAAACGAAGTACATTTGAAAGTGGCAAAGAGTAAACCCAAAGGAGTAAGTAAAAACGGAATATATAAGCTATTTTTGGACGTTGATAAATACCAATACTATATGCTTGATTATAGTGGTAATCGTGTTTATGCAAATAGAACTCCAACTAACAAACAATTTTCAATCTAATGGACATCGGACTACAAAAAATAAAGACAGGAGCAAATCTGTGGAGTATTAAGCAAAGAATCCAAAACGCACGAGAGCAAATACTAAAAACAAGACCTGAGGCTCAGGATTACATCAAAGGCGCAGAGCAAAGCGAAGAGGAGCTATTAGAAGCTATCAGCTTTCTGACAAACCTATACGAACACGCGGTATCGATAAGTAGAGAAAATACAATTCTCGCTAACCGAAATATGGAGCAAACACGAATAATTAAAGAATTAGAAAACCAAATTAAATTTAACCAAATAGAAAACGAGTTATGACAAAGACAAAAAAATTAGTAGCATTGACAGCCTTCCTTCCTGTGTTGGCAGATTTCATTGAAGATTTAAACGACCAGTACGTCTTTAAACAAGGGCTAAAGCGCAAAGCAAATATGCTTGCAGAAGAAATACAACGAGTAGACCGTGAAATCCTACGAATAGACGGAGAAAACGCAGGTAAGATATTTGACGAGCAGATTCAGTTGCAGATTTTGTTTCGCCAATGGATTGAAGAAGTAATTGAATTAGACTGATGAGGTGCAAGAACTGCAAAGAGAAGTTTGAGCCTATCCGCTTCAATCAAAAATACTGCTTGAATAAGATGTGCGTAGCAGCTTGGGTGCAGGAAGCAACCATAAAGAACTGGCAAAAGAAAAAGAAGAAAATGCAAGCAGAGTTAGAGACGGTGCAAGACCTTGTCAAAGCTGCTCAGTTAGTATTCAATAAGTTTATCAGGTTGCGAGATAAAGACGAACTCTGCATATCTTGTAAGCAAGTACCTAAGAAAGTCAACGCAGGTCACTTTTGGAATGCTAACAATCATTGGAATGTACGCTTTGATGAGGACAATGTACACATCCAATGCGAGCGGTGCAATAGCTATTTATCAGGCAACCTCATTGAATATCGTCAGCACCTACTAACAAAAATTGGAGCAGAGAGATACAATCAGCTTGAAGCAAAAGCAAGGGTAACACGGAAGTTTACCAAAGACGAACTAAAAGAAATAATCAAAACCTATAAACAAAAGATAAAAGATGGAACACAATAGCGACTTTAGATACGATTTAGAAATCGGTAAGGAATTTGAGACTCAATTATTTGAGGTACTTGGTAAAAGAATAGAAGTTAAACGAGACTTCAAATGCTTAGATACAGGCAACATATTTGTTGAGTATGAAAGCAGAGGTCATAGTAGCGGAATAAGCACAACACAAGCTGAGTATTGGTGCTATTGGTTAAGCGATGACCATTGTATTTTGATTAAAACGGACACTTTAAAACAAATGTGCAGAAAATATTTAGGCACTTCTAAGGATATTTTAGGCGGAGATTCCAACACCAGCAAAGGAATTTTGCTTCCAACTAAAGATTTTTTAGATAAAAGTATCAACAATTGAAAATAATACCTATATTTGTATATAATTAAAAACACACGCTATGAAGAATTTATTTAAATCGTTGGCTTCGTTCCAACAAGAAGTACCAGTAATCCACAAGGCAACACAAGGCTACGGATATTCTTACGCTGACTTGCCTAAAATCTTTGAAGTAATCAATCCGCTGCTAAAAAAACACGGACTTGGATTTACTCAGACACTACACACTAAAGAGGATGTTAACTACATTTCTACGATGGTATTCCACATCGAGACTGGCGAACACATCGAAAGCTCAATAGCTATTCCTTACGTTCAGTTGAAAGGTATGAATGATTTTCAGTCCTTTGGTTCGGGCGTGACCTACTACCGCAGGTATGCCATCTCAGCTGCTCTTGCACTTGTGACGGATAAAGACACTGATGGTGCAGGCGAACAAGTAAAAGCTGAGAAGAAACTTCCTGCCATAG